TTCGCGGCCACCTTCTTCTCCACGCCAACCGCTTCTTTAACTTTTCTCTCATCCTCGGTCTCTTCCGGATACACCACCGCTTCGTTCACGACTTTCTCCACGTCTTCTTCACTTCCAGTGGCGCTCACGGCATCCGGGGCGGCGGTCACGGTGGCGGGGGCGGTCACGGTGGCGGGGGCGGCATCCGGGACGGCGGCGGCAACGGCGGCGGGGACGGCGGCGGCAACGGCAGATTTCTTCTTCGCTGGGGCTTTCTTCGCCTTCGGCTCCTTTTCTTTCACTTCCGTACTCACCGCTGTCACTTCCGTACTCACTTCCTGTGCTGGGCCGGCGGTCACAGCTGGAACGGGAACGACGGCGGCTGGGACGGGGACGGGGACGCTCGCTACCGCTCGCTTCTTCGGCGACGTCTTCGCCTTCGGCACCTTTTCTTTCACTTCCGAGGCCACTTCCGAGGTCAATTCCGTATTGGCTTCCGCTCGCTTCTTCGGCGCCGTCTTCGCCTTCTTCTCCCTCAGCAGTTCCCGCATCGCACTCACCTCTACCTCCAGCTCCTCCAGCTCCTCCATCAACTCTTTCTGAATGTCCGGAGACATCGAGCGCACTTTCGCCATTATCCTTCTCAGTACGGTTTCCATCTTTTCTTCGCGTATATTCCTTCTTTTCACACTTTTATCATTTCAATTTTTTTCATCTTTACCCTCTTTCTTCTCTTCTCTCTTTTTCTCACTTTTCTCTTTTACGCCGGACTATCTAATTCTCCGTAAAAGGCCTTCACCCTCTTATTCACCATAATCCGAGATACATCGTAGCTCATAATACTTACCCCTTCTAATGATTTAATTCGCGACAAAGCAACATAACTCTGCCCGGCTTCAAATACTCCGCCACCAATATCAATAATACAACGGTCCAGCGTTGCGCCTTGACTCTTATGAATTGTGATCGCCCATGACAGTATTAGCGGGATTTGCGAGACGCCGATACCCGGTATATTATCACTCAGCCACGTATGATAATTCACCGTCATTTCCAGTCCATTATTGAACCGAACGATTGGCAATGGTTGTATCGTCGAGTCCGTCATACGAACGATTACACCTTGACTACCATTACAAATCGGAGTCGCTGATGTAGTAAGGGTTTCTTCCATATTTACCACACACATCACCTGTGCTCCAACCTTGAGATGAATCGTGTCATCACACAAAATACTATTCTTAAGTGAATTCAACTCCGCAGTAATCCGTTCCTTCGACTGAGTCGCGCGTATCTGTCGTTCCTTATCTGGCAAAGGTAAATCTGTCTGATATTTTAACTCATATTTGTATGTCGGACTGTCTGAATCCAGAATCGCGAGTTTATCCATTTCCAAGCGGTTGATTTCATCCACACGCGCCCGCGTAGCATATAATATCGTCGGCTTCGTCTGCGGGGTTCCATCTTCAGATACATCCGGTAATAGCACTCCGACGCGTGACCGAAGAATTTCGTCTGTTCGGCGCGTAATCCGCCCTTCGCGCACTTGGTTCAAGATTTGGCAATATACCGGATCATTTTGCCGGAAGATTTGTTTGAGTTGTATGTGGTTGGATTTGGGGAAGGTATGAAACCAACTTTCGCTTTCAAAACAGAATCGCGAGTTGTCAGGGTCTTCTGTATTCGTGCCTACTGGTGGTAGCTGGTAGAAGTCACCACAGAATACGAGTTGAATTCCACCGAAAGGTCGGGAATGACAGTTTCGGACGGTTTTACCCACGAGGTCCAATATATCAAATAAACGTTTTGACATCATACTCACTTCATCCACGATGAGTGTGCGTGTCTTTCGCCAATCCTTCTTTTTTAAGAAATTCTTATCGACGCGTTCTACGATTCTCTCAATATCGCCATTGGCGAGTCCTATGCCGGCCCACGAATGGATTGTCTTCGCTTTACATTCCAGCATGACTGCGGCACATCCTGTCAGCGCGCATACTTGAATATTGTGTCCATGTTGATTCGCGTATTTATAAATCTCTCGGATGAGCGCGGATTTTCCCGTCCCACCTGGACCGGTAATGAATACATTCTGGCCTGATTTGTATTTCTGGAATGCGAGAATCTGTTCGGGGGACATATGATCTTGGAATGAATCATTGGAAGAAATATCTGGCAGCGGCAACGGCGGCGTCGGCGGCAACGGCGGTGACATCGGCTTCGGCGATGAAGAAGTTGGCTCATCGGAAAGTTTCTTCACTACAGTTGTATATTTGCGAATATCGTGTGACAAAGATGATTTCATCTGGTTATAAACAATATAAAACACATCAAATAGATTTCAATTTAACAGGTATTATTATACCTTTTATCATTTCAAACGCTGATTATTTTTCTTCTAATTGTATCTATACTAGTAAAATATTATATACACTCAAATGGAACAAATTTTGAATAATTATTGTTACATTACAATTATGGTCTATAATATTTTCGTTTTTTAGAAGAAATCCTGTTTCTCTTTTTTGTGATTTTGCGTTGCTTGTTCTTCCGTTTGCTTTTTTGTGATGTTGTTTTTCTTTTTCCACCTCGTGATGATGGGTGTAAATCATATTTCATTACAATTTTTTCATCTTGATCACCGAAAAAAACGTCCTTAGAACGACGTTCATAACCAGGACAAAAATCACTAATAATCCTTGAGGAACTCGGATGAAAACCATTTTCTTCATAAAATGTTTGTACTGATCTGGGAATGGAAATAAATATAGCTTTCGCTTTTAGTATTGTCCCAATAGATTTTACTATAACCAGTAATTTTCCTTTAGTATCATTTCTACCATACATATCAATAGTAACATTTCTATCTTTAAGTATGGAATTTAAAACAAAAAAATAGGCACTTAAAATTAGGCCACTATCATTCTTTTCAAATATAATAAGTTCACTACAGTCGAACTTATTGCCTTGATTTATCGCTGTAGCAACACGAACAGCAGCACCAGCATCAGCAACAGCCTTCGATTTAGCAGCAGCAGCAGCAGCCTTCGCTTCATCAGCAGCAGCAGCAGCAGCCTTCGCTTCAGCATCAGCAGCCTTCGCTTCAGCATCAGCAGCAGCAGCAGCCTTCGCTTCAGCAGCAGCAGCCTTCGCAGCAACAGCAGCAGCATCAGCCGTCGCTTCAGCAGCAGCAGCAGCAACAGCAAGAGGAACAAAAGAATCAACAACAGCCGTCGCTTCAGCAGCATCTTTCTGAGATTTTTTGTTAATTTCCATTTTAAATTCTGTTATACTTACTGATATCAACTTAGCTTTATCAACAACATCTTTAACGTTATCGATAAGGGTCTTATCTATTTTTTCACTCAAAACATAAAAAAACGGCATTATACATTTACATAATATAATATTATTAAATCGAATGATAAAATGTGTAAAATCTGCGTTTGAATGTCTAAAGGTGTAATTTGCTATACATTTAGGTTGGTTTCTCTAATTTCTAATACATAGCAAATAATAATTTTACCATTCTGAACATAACAAAAATAATATTTTTATGTTTAGCATATTGTAATATAAACCGAAATTGATAGAATCAAGTATGAACGTCACGAATTCTTACTCCGTGCCTGGAATATTACAACCTTCATTCGCGTCACAACCACCATATACAGAAATGACTACACAGACTGTTCATATACATTCCCCACATACTACCGCTGTTACTACTACGACGGGGGGGTATATTACGAATGACCAGTTGGAGCGCGTTAAAAAATCACAGTTTATTCTCGAGAAATACCCCGACCGCGTTCCACTCATTGTGAACCCATCCAAGAGCGACCGCGACGCGTATCCGATTGACAAATCAAAGTATATCACTCCGAGAGAATTGACGCTACTTCAGCTTCAGCAAATTATCCGAAAGCGTATTCGTTTTCCACCAGAAAAAGCCCTTTTTATGTTTATCAATAATAGAATATATCCTATCACTTCTATGATAGGCACCATATATGATGCGAACAAAGACGCCGACGGATTTTTGTATGTGTCGTATTGCCAGGAAAGCACATTTGGCGCGATGTAGTAACATATATAGACACAAAAGTATGTATACATACAATCTATATATGTTATCGTTTATTTCAAAAATCAAAAATATTGTAAATGACAAATTAAAAAGTAATCATAATGTAAGAAAACGTCAATACGAGGTAGTTTTTGGGTCGGATATAATGACGGTATATCCGGAATGCGGCGATGACGTAGAATCGCCTCCTCCTCCTCCTCCGCCAAGCCCAGTCATTCTACGCACATTATTTCGCACAGAAATTGACGATAAGGTCATCAAAAACGACTATGAACTACAACAACTTCTTCGGACCATGGATATATATAACATCAATATAGAACAACTCGTATTGGAACCCCGATATGAAGACGCGATTCGCAATATCCCCGGAGTATCCGATATCATAAAAATAAAGATGAGACTCTTGTATATCATCATCGCGTATAATATCTACCAGACATTATTCGAAGAAAAAAAGCTGTATCGGTCAATAAAAACCAAACAATATATTGGCGTATTTCGTTATAATGACTACATCCTCCGCATCGATGACGCGCCATATAGCTTTAACAATGAAAACAATGTCACCAACGCATTTCGCGAAGATTCGGGAGCATGTGCCAGCATTATACGCCCCTTTTTAATCTATACAAATATGAAACAAAATACGAATAATGATATATGCGATTGTCGGTCGGAAATATGCGATTGTAAATATTATGACAACGCGGATAACCATCCCGGTATGGACGAACTCTCGAATGAATCCAGGTTATGTTACGACAAACTACGCGCAAAATCGGTATCATTTAGTATCCAACATTACGAAAAAGAGACACAGCCATTATATAACTGGGTAAGGGAAAATATAAGAAATTGCGCATACAGCCAATTCTCGTCGATACAACTCCCCTTTTTTATCCAATTGTTTGGGAGGTGCGCCCAACTATTGTGCGATATTCACGCGCGTTCCGTAGTTCATGGCGACATCAAGCCCGACAATATTCTTATACGAGAACACGACGATTTCGATATCAACCACCCAGAAAAATGTAAGAAGTTTACTGTTTATTTGATTGATTTTGGATTATCGGGAATAAACCGCAAGGGGGTCGGAACTGGCGGAACAATACCGTATTGCCATCCAGAATTCAAAAATATCCGCGATACAAACCGCGCCAGTAAATATCATTGGAAGACGGTCCAATTCAAACACGATGTATGGTCTCTCGGTATGGTATTTATTACAATGTATATTTACCATGATTTCTATAATTATTATCATAAATACCCCGCGTATTTTTTTACGAGTAATGGATATGTATCTTCATTGATATTGGATATTATTTCTCATACCAAACTTCGCGAATTGTTTATAAAAATACTCTCGGTTGATAGTATTACAATTGACGAAGTGTGTGAATCGCTGCGAGGGATGAACTAGAGACCACTGTTCGTCAACGACTCCGGTGATTGTATTATAACTTCGTTTGTCGATACAATAGCAGCGGACGCAATGCTGGTCTCTAAATCAGCTGGAACTATATTGTTATCTGTTGACGGTACATGTTCGGTCATTTCGTTCATAATACTGTATGGATTGGTTCCGCGTAATGATTTGGGTAAATATTGTGCTTCGATGGAGGATGATTCGTATTCGGTCGGGGAGGTGGATGCGGCGGCGGCGTGTGCGGCGGAGGCGGCGTGTGCGGCGGTATCTGCGTGATTCGAGTTTCCCGTCGTCGTTTCCTGAAATTGACTTTTAACGATGGCCCGTTTTTCGAGTGTGTCGCGCTTTATATTCATATTCTGGAGCACGTTCAACATGAGTTGTGGAGCGATGGACAGTGTATTCATATGCGTGCGATATTTGAAAGAACACACACTCGTTTCCGATCCAAAAAATTGGATACTATACCACCAAAACGCCGGAATAAACATAACCATTCCCTGAAATAACTCGACTTCAAGTGTCTTTATTTTATCAAAATCGTCGCGGTATTCGGACTGGACCTTCCACGGGTTCACCGGTGATCTGAATTCTAAAATATCGTAATCATTGATTGGGTATAAATACCGCGTGTCCTTGGGCGGGATTAAAAGTATCTTAATTGTTCCTTGCGTGACAAGAAAATAGTTGCGATAATTCACTTCATAACGTAGCGGTGTAGTTGTTCCCGCAGACGCCATCATGATATCATACATACACGATGATACCATATACGGGCGTAGAAATTCATCATTCAGTTTAAATATTTTAATAAGACCGGTTTCCTCTATAAAATCCGAATTTTGTTCACTAATGTATTTCATTTCTGTGTCTTTTTTCAGGACTTCGTGTGCTATTTTGAATGTAACCGGAATATACAATACGATATCGTTCTCTGTTCCTTTCTGGGGGGCTTTTGCTGCGTCCGAATCCGCCGGAGACGCCGCCGCTACCGTTTTGTTCACATCGCGAATATGGATATCAAATGCGCGATAATTTGTGTGGATACTGTTATATGATAGCTGGATTAATACTTGTTCGTTATAAAACTCAAATGTGGTTGGCTGTCGTATATCGCATACTTCTTCTAAACGCTGCTTTGACGGTTGTTCGATTTCATACACTTCTAAATCATTGCTTCGTTTCAGATGAAAATGGATATGTAGATACAAAAATAACACGATACAGAAAATGAAAATAGAAATAACTAGCATATGAATATGAATACTATTACATATTCATATTTATACTTCTTTTTTTTTACGCGCGGTTAGATTTCATTTACAATGAGTGCGATTGGAAAGTGTGGCATTTCTGAATACGACTCGGCGACGTCTTCGGTCAGTTCGTCGTCTTCGGCCTCCTCGGTGGGCTCGGTCACAGGTTCAACGACTTCGGCGACAGGTTCGGTCACGGGCTCGGCCTCATCGGCGTCTTCGGAGTCGCCTAGGTCAATAATTTGAGCGGGCTCTGTATCTGGGTTATCGGTGACATTTGATATAGGTTCAACATGTCCAGTAGATAATATAATCTCGGTCATTTCGGGCGCATCGACTGGATATAACCCGTCAACATCCAATCCCTCGTCTTGAAATACTTTCTGCTGCGACTCCTCCGGCTCCGGCTCCGTCGACGACGACTGCGACGGCGACGATACATTATTCGAGTTTAATAATCGCAAGAGCATTGTATTCATTTCATTCATCATTTGTTGCTGTGAATGGATGAGAGAACGTAACTCCTGGTTCTCTTTCACGAGCGGCTCAATCTTCATAATCACTTCCGAGAGATTCGTATCATTGACAATCTTATCTACAATACCTTCTACAAATTCGCGACTGTTTGTTAAATCGTTCATAACAACTTCCATCAATAATTCTTGTTCTGGTTCGTCGTCTGCGGCGTCCGTAGTGCCAGTCGACGCTTCTTGAATTATCGGAAGACCACCGTTCGAAGAACCACGTTCTAGTAAATTATCCAGCTGGTGTATGATATCTTGTATCACATTATCGTGTTCTTCCAGTTTGGCATCGTGTGATTTTAAAATAATAATTGGTGGTGGAATCGCACCGGTGTCGGATATCATACTTACGAACGGGGTCATTCGGCTAGGTGCCTGTCTCGGTGCCTGTGCCTGTCTCGGTGCCTGTGCCTGTCTCGGTGCCTGTGCCTGTGCCTGTGCCTGTGCCTGTGCTCGTGCCTGTTTCATTGCCTCTATTTCCGCCGGTGACTTATATTTCGGGTTCTTTCGCGGAATTCCCTTTTCATAAATAAACTCCGGTTCATTCATAGAGGGTATCGCCATTTGCGACATTTGCTGTTGTAGTTCTTGCTCCCTCTCTTGCTGTTGCTGCTTCTCGGCTTGCTCCATCTGTTGCGCGATTGCCATCTTTTGTTTAAGAATTTGGGTTTGGACTTCGTTTTGTTTTTGGAGAATTCGGAGTTTGTCAACGGGTATCGCGCTTCCTTGTGTTTGTATCGTTTTGGTTCTCGCGGTGATTTGCTGCTTAATCAGCTCTATGTTTTCGTATATATTGATTGGCACATTCGAGGGTGAATCTCTCGGAGGCATATATTGCGGCTGGTTATTATGTTCAGGGAACGTTTGATTCATCAACTGTTGCGCCGTAGGCGTTGTTCGATTATAATAGGCGGAAGATTGTGTAGGTTGAGCGCCGACGCCGCCGCCAGCGCCCATGGGAGAAGAAGATGCTCTACGCTTTCGCGCGGCTGACAATGCTGCGTTACCACTCATTTCGTTCGTTCGTTCGTTCGTGAAGATTATAAAATGTAATAACACATTAATTCTATATTATTTTCGCATTGTCATCTTCAAGGAATCGTAACTTTGATAATTCAAAACGCGAAAATCAGAGAATAAATAATCATTGATGTCATCTCTCAACACCGATATTTCAACCCGCGGAAATGCGAGTGGGCGACGCAATAACTGCGTTTTCATAACGTCCATATGGTCGTCGTAGATATGTGCGTTTCCTAAATGATATACGAATTCGTGGGCGACCAGACCGCAATGTTTCGCAAGAAGGTGCGTCAAAAAGCTATACGAGGCGATATTGAATGGCACACCTAATCCCACATCACCACTGCGTTGATATAATGCGCATGAAAGGCGATTCTGGTTATCAACATTAAACTGGCATAAGATATGGCACGGTGGCAGGGCCATCTCGTCTAATTGGCACGGATTCCACGCGGACATAATAAGTCGCCGCGAAAATCTCTCGGTGGGGTGCTTCAGGCACCGAATAATCTCGGCGAGTTGGTCTACACCCTTCCCCGTATAATCCGTCTCGTGATTCTTGTATGCGGCATTGAAGTGGCGCCATTGATGTCCGTAGATGGGGCCAAGGTCGCCTTCGGCGTAGTGCGCGAGACCGCGCGATTCCATAAAATCGTGTGACGCATTATCGTCCCAAATGTGGACGCCGGCGTCTTGTAGAAGGCGATTGTCTGTTTTTCCCTGGATGAACCATAGAAGTTCTTTGAGACACGTCTTCCATGCCATTTTTTTGGTAGTGAGTAATGGAATCCAGCCTTGTTCTAATGAGAATACCATTCCTGCGCCGAATATGGAAAATGTCGACCCATTCCGGCTGATATGTTCGTGGTTTTGTTCTATGATGTCGTGGATGAGATTTAGGTATTGGTATTCTGCGTGAGGGTGGATGTATAATGCGGGGGCTGTGTCGGCGTCGGTGGTGGCGTCGGCGCTTGTGTCAATACGATAATGAGGAACACTGTTGATACGCGAGAAACGGCGGAGCATTAGAAAATACTACAATAACTATTATGATTGAGTTCTTTTTATATCATTGGCATTCCGCTACCGTTCGCGATTCCATTTCATTCCATTTCATTATTTTAAATGTCCAATGGTATATATATACTCAACAATGGAGGCATTTGAAGAAACTGTAAAGGAAGGAACGAAGCGCGGGAGTTCGTTCGTTGACCACGTCTTTCGTTTAGACGAACAGCAGCAAGGCATCTTATTAAATATCGTCCAATATACCATGGTGGGGTTCATCCCCATCCTCGTTATGTTATACCTGGTTCGCACCTATGTCCCCGAACCCGACGACCACAAGGCAACCCTGATGATTTTAGTAGAAATCCTCGGGCAAATCATTTTTATGTTCGTGTTCATCTACTTTATCCATCGCTTAATCACGTATATCCCCACTTACTCCGGATACAGATACAGCGAGTTCAACTTTACCACCACAATTTTAGGCATATTGATGATTCTATTGAGTATCAAGACAAAGTTGGGCGAGAAGGTCCAGATTATCGTGGAGCGCACGATTGAACTCCTGGGCGGTGAGACGAGTTACAATGGCACTGCGGGTGGTGGCGCACAGGGGGGCAGTGGCGCGGTCCGTATCACGCAACCTCTCTCCCAGCCATATGCGGGAGGTATGCCCGGTGGCATGGTCGGTGGCGGAATGGCGCCTCCTAATCCCGTGCTGACGACCAACCGTAATACAGGCACAGCAGACTACGGTCTCTCGCAGGCAAGCCAGCAGACCCAGCACTTTAACAGCACTTATGCGCAAAATGTCGGCGCTGGAATGCCCGGTGGGATGATGTCGTTTGAGCCAATGGCAGCCAATGAGGTTATCGGGTCGAAGTTTTAGGGTCGAGCGATTACACCCGGAATACAATATAAAGTAACTTACAATTTATATTATATAATTATCGCTTTATTCGTATGAGCAGCTTAAACGAATATTTCAAACATAATAATATTATACCTACCGAGGGTTATTCTCAACAGGTTCCCGGACAAATCGCATTCCTAAAAAAAATGGTAAGTCCTCCGTTTATAAAACGTGTTATGGAAATCGGGTTTAATGGCGGACATTCTGCGGAATTGTTTCTATCAACCAATCCCAATGTGGAACTTGTAAGCTTTGATATAGGGCATCACGATTACCTCAAACACGGTAAAAAATTTATCGATAATAAGTACCCCAATCGACATACACTAATCATTGGAAATAGTTTACAGACGGTTCCAGAATATTCAAAAACCGCGAAACCATTTGATATTATATTTATTGATGGAGGACACGATTATCCAATCGCATACGGGGACATTGTAAATTGTAAGAATCTCGCGCATATACATACAATTGTCATCATGGATGATACAATCAGAAATAAAAGTTTAATCCGGGGGTGGAATTATGGCCCAAATCGCGCGTGGGCGGATTCTATTACGAATCATCTCGTTGAAGAGTTTGGAAGTGAAGACTGTGAGCCGGGTCGTGGCCATAGCTGGGGGCGTTATTTGTTATAATTCATTCCATTCCATTCCATTCCATTCCATTCCATTCCATTCACTTCTCTATAAAAATCTCTCGCTCTATACTTTTCATAATCTTACGTTCACCAATCGGGTCATCCTTGATTTCGTGAAGGACATTTCGAATCATCTTATGGTGAAATTCCTGGAGTCTACTATTCGTCTCCCACCCCGGGTGTAAATCCATCCACTTTTTAATCGCAAAATACTCCTTATTGGCGATATCCACAAACGCCTGGCGCATCCGGGCGTTCCCCTCATCTCTCGCCCACTGGTGATTGTCCCGCACATAAATCGTATCGCGCTTCTGGTCTGTACAATGAATCGGGCGCTTATACAAGTCCATTTGTTTCAATCCGTCAATCATCACCTTGCTAATACCTTCCACAAGTCCCTGGTTCCGTGTATATGTAAGGTCGTCCATCGTGATTTCGAGAGAATTGACAAAGTCCGAGATGTTGACCGCGTCTTTACACTGTTCATTCAGGAAAAAGTTCAAATTAAACTGGTTGTTATTCGTATTATTGACAATAATATTGCGTTCCTTGCTTAATTCCACGATTTGCTTTTGTAGGGTTTTATTCTGGTCTAATAACTCAAACACGAGAGAATTCACGAGAGATTTATTGTTTCGTTTCTTACCAGTAGTAAGCGCCGAAATCATTTTCCTAATATAATCCTTGAGCTTCTCATTTTGCTCGGTGAGAAGCTCTGATACAACCGAGGACGCTGCGTCAGTTCCCGCGGTCATGGCGGACATTGCGGATACCGTGTCCGCGTCCGTGTCTGTGTCCTCGTCTGTGCCCTCGTCATCCGCGATAGACGACGACGACGACGACGACGAACCCGTGCGACTACTACTACCATCATATTCTTGTTTTTCAGAGATTTGGAAAGACAGTTCTGGTTCTATAAAATTGGTGTAATGAAAGACTACGTCGTCGACCACTTCGTCCATTTTCTCCGCCTTTTTTTTAGATTTGAAACGATAGCGCACGATTTCCGCAGAGTCGTCATCGTCACGGTCCTGGGCGGGGTCGGGGCCGCCGGAGGCGATAGGTTGTTCTATTCTCTCGAGCACAGGCACCGGCACGGTCATCGTCGCAGTCGTCGTCGTCGTCGTCATTGTAGTAATAGAAACTGATACTGTATTCATTGAAGAATCCGGCGGCGGTATACCCGCCAATTTATTCACAGACTGTCTATGTTGAAATTGAAGACACGTAGAAGTGTGTTTATAATAACTCGACCGGTGCGCATAGGATTTTTTACAAAGGCACACATACTTTCCTTCATTTGTCTGGGTTGGAATCCCTCCATCTAAAACAGGCGCAGCCGACATTACATCGGCGAAAATATTTGGTGGAATTCCAGGAAGTCCAGGAAGTTCGTCCATCGACTTCTCGTCCATTTTTTCATCGTTCAAATTCGGTTTCATTTTAATAATATAGGAATTCGCCAGGTCCTTCGCCTGGTTTTCATTGTTACAAACACATTCCTCCAAAATAATACACTTCCAATTCGACCAACCACCATTCTTCCGAATACAATCGTATAACTTCGTCCGATAGGTATTATCCAAAGTCTCGCGCTTGTGCTTATACTTTCTTTGTGTCAGGTTGGTTGTATACGAAATATATGCGTCTGAAATATCCTTTGTTTTACAAGTTAGATGGTAGATATACGTCTTTGAGTACTTCCGCGGCATTTTTCACCGGTTGAAAATGGATATTCCGAGAGATTCTATATAAATCTATATTATACCTCTATTATTTATTCATGAATACCCCACGGTTTGGGGTAATCACTTTACCCCAGGTGTTTGGCAACATACAGACCATACGATGGTGCGTATATAGCATTCTCACTACGAATTTTGAACACGTCAGTGTGGGGTAATGTCTGATTTTGTCTGATTTAGCAATGTTTTGCAATATTGCACTTTGGACATTTTGGCAACATTTACACCATCTTCAGTCACATCACCAGAAATAAAAAAGCTATATATCCCGCTAACTCAAAAAGGGTAAAGTGGTCTAAAAAAATAAATGTCCAAATCCCGGATCGGCCGTTTTACTTTTAAAACGCGATTTTTCGCACATTTAGCCTGACGAGAGCATAACTCGCCAGTTCCGCGGTAATCATCACAAAAACCAGCGGGGTCATCGTAAGCTCATCTCACATGCCATCGGCTACCTCCATTTTGCCCCTCGACCGCGCGATTTCCCGCCTTACTGACTTTTCAAAAAGCTATAAGATAATGCTATATATGCTCTGTTTTTCAGTAAGGAGTATGATAAATGCCTCTAAAAACGAACATCGTCGGGTCAAACCATTGGGCCCTTATCACTAATAAATAGATATGTATATACGTATATACGCTTCGCTTCGCTTCGCTATGAAGAAAACAGTCGTGGTTGATTTGGATTATATGCGCCCGTCGGTGGGTCGCCGGTCTAGGTCCCGGTCTAGGTCTAGGTCCCGGTCTAGGTCCAGGTCCGCGTCCGCGCGGGGTGTATCTAACATCGATGAACTAAATATATATGAATTACTACACAAAGACGACGAACGCGACGACGAACGCGACGACGACCTGGACGACGACGCTAGTGATACAGATACGACGATGACGTCCACCGACGACGACGACTATGCGGACGACGACGGCGCGCCAATACGGTCGCCCTCTAGTGGCAAAGACACAGATTATGCCGTAGATTCCGACGACGACTTACTTCAGTCCGTCCTTGATGAACCCACATTCCCACTGGATATTAATGCGATATTATCTGCGATGAATAAGACAGAGAATAACACGATTGCGAATCTGACGATGAAGAAGATTGCCGCGCGAAGACACGAAATTCTCTCGTCGATGAATTTGACGCCTGAGAAAATGGCCGAGTTTGAACGAAAATTACCGATGTATCGCGTTATTGAAAACCCCTATGACCTGAAACATAATCAATTGATAAGGTGGATCCCCTTACGATCTCTCGAAACGCGCCCGTATATCACACTTGGCGGGACATTATTCAGTGTCCGCGAAAACCCCGAGGATGGAATTCACGTTGTTACAATCCGGAATGTGAAACGATTCGTTTTCAATATCAAATTTGAACTTAATGTCGTGTTCCAGAGGTTGAGTCAGGAAGAGATGCTTATCCTGCGTGCGGTAGAATACGTAGACGGCGACGGCGACAGTGACGGCGACGGCGACGTTCAATGATGCCGTAAAATCAAATTCTTCTCCGATTTGGTTATATCACCTGTGAAACGAGGACGCAACTTCTCGCCGCGCGCAGTTTTACATCGAAACCCGTGACGACGTAATCTCTTATTGTTGAATATAGACTGGGTACAATATGCGATACGGCGGCTTTTTTCAATGGATTCGCGCCGTTTGCGCCCCCGGGTCATCATCGTCATTTTCGACGAAGGTCCCGGCGGTTTGATACACCGGCACAATTTCCCAGCGAGAATACGGTGTGCGCGTTCTTTCGCGGTTTTCGTAGAAATGCCGGCCACTGCGGCCGCTCGCATAGGACGCGAACCACGGCGATAATGCTGAATAATACGAATATAATCGCTTCGCGTTAGTTTCATATCATCATCAATATCGTTGTCTGTATATTTCGGCGTCAATATCCGCATTATAATACTATAATACTATAATACTATAATATAATACTACAATACTACAATATAATACTACAATACTATACTATAATATGACATCAAAATCAAAAATAAAGGCCGTTGTATTTGATGTTGATGAAACCCTAGGTAATTTCTCTCAATTCTCTATATTCGCGCATGCGATAGAAGACTATTTCAATAAACCGGATATTACATATCGTTATTTCAATGATTTAGTTGATTTATACCCAGAGATTATACGCCCGAGTATGTTGCGTATATTAGAATATATCCGTAAAAAGAAGAACGCAAACGCATGTAGTAAGGTTATGATATATACGAATAATATGGGTCCTGATACATGGGTCGCCCATATTCGCAAATATTTCGAGTATAAATTGCGTGCCACCGCCACCGCAGCGACCAGTGGTGGACTCGCCATCACTCCCCCTCTATTCGACCATACAATTGGCGGATTTAAACCGCAAAATCCCGGTTCGGTATCTACATTCCCGCAACGAAGCACAAAAGAAAAAACCGTCAATGAACTGATTCGGTGTGCGCGACTTCCGCAGGATACCGACATATGTTTTCTAGACGATTTATATCACCCTAAAATGACAGATGAACGCGTGTATTATATCAAACTACAGGCGTATCATTGCTATATTCCATTTCATACATTCGTGTCCCGATTTTGTAACAGCGCATTATATCGGGATGTATTTGCTATATCGCCCGCTGATGCCAATGAAATTCATGCGCTCTTCGTGAAATATGCGAATATTGCGAAATACGACGCAAAGGCGCATCAACGAAAAATGTATCCGCGCGAGATTGACGAAATCATAAGCAAGTATATATTATACCATCTTCACCAGTTTTTTCGCGACGGACCTCCGCAGTCCACCCCACGAATGTATTCACGAAAAACAACAAAGACCGCTAAAAAAAATAGGTCGTCACCCTCTGGGACACCTAATAATGTATTTTATGTAGATAAGGCACATGCGGTTAAGAATATGCGCAATAAGACAGTTCGTAACCGATAACACTCATCCGAACCAGCTCATCGCACCCGACGCAGTTGTAAATACAACCCGGTCTCCTGCCGCTTCTGCTGCGGCAACAGCCTCATATGTCGCAATTCGCGTTTCAGGAGTTGAGTGTAATTCGTCAATGTATACAATTCCTGGCTCTCTGCGCGCGACGATGCGCTGTCTCGCATCTGCGAGGTTCATTTGAAATTTGCGTTGTTCTTCCGCAGCGCGCCACCTCTGATGGCGTGCGTTCGTAATATGCCGGTCCCAATTACCTTTCGGTCCGCGCCACCCACACGGACAACTTACCGGACGCACAATTTCCAGTTCGTGATGCGTATCACCAAATATACGCGCCATAATTACCTGAATCGCGTGATGAAGAACCATCGGGCTCGTTTCGTATCCCGCATTTCCTTCCTCGGGTTTGTATTTGAGAAGCATTTGAAACACATCGCGTTCGTCGCCACGATGAACCATGTTGTATTCTTCACTCATGAAAATGCTGGAATCTTCCCCGCACAATTCCACAACGATATCTTCCGCAACACCCATAATTTCGTCGTATAGGTCATCGTCGGTTTCCTCAATTTCTTCCATTGTCAACCAGCAGTGTAATAAATCGCCGGGGCGGCGTTCTCTCAACGCATTGCGTTTGTGCCGGTGTAACGAGCCGAGCGCGTTCATTCCACGTAAATATTCGCCTTCGGTTATTTTATCCTGATTTTCTTCCAGAATATCCATCATAATGTCCAATTCCTTCTGTATCGCATTTTCGGCCTCTACAATAAGAGGACTGTGGTGGTGATCTGCTGCTGCTGCCATTTCTAACGTCTCGTCGTTGTTATACATATTTGACAAAAAACCATTTCAATTTTTCGTCAAACTACACGAGACGGTTCACCGTCCCTGCCCCTGCCCCTGTCCCTGCCCCTGTCCCTGCCCCTGTCCCTGCCCCTGTCCCTGTCCCTGCCCCTGTCCCTGTCCCTGTCCCTGTGCCTGTCCCTGCCCCTGCCCCTGTATGAAATTTTTGACAGCCGGAATATTATCGACCGCACCCGACGTGTCGATATAATTATAAATCGGGTGAACTACTCTAGCACTTACAGGTTGTGTTATATTCTGCTGGATTTGTTTCTTCGTATAATTTGCGACAGTATCCGTTATGATATGCGTAAACAAAATGAAAATACACGTGGAAATAATAAGACGTCGGTCGAAATCACTGAACGTATTTCCGCCTAAAAATGAGAATTTCTTGTTCGTCCACGAAATCGTATTAAAACGAAGTAAAAGAACAAAGACGGCTATATATAATATCGTATTTCGCAATAGGGGGATATACTCGGGAATCGTATTATAAAAACCGAGCAATATAATCGCGTAACTCGCGTATAAGAATATTTCAATATATTTGTAATACATGGCATATTTACTGAATATAGGTTGAACAATGTCGCGAATCTTGGTAACAATAGCGACAACGAGATCTTCTACGGTATTTGTTATTGTGTTCATCGGATGTATAGTATACAGATAAAATTACTGACCGTCTGATACATAAAACGATAATAAACGCGCACTCGGGTCCAAGACCCCCTCGCAAAAAGGGTGCCGCCAGTAATACGGGATGGTTTCACCGCGGCCATGGTAGATAGTCTCGAATAAGCGGCGATAATAGAAACTTTCCTTGTCATAGGGCGGATTATGAAGTGAATACAAATAATGCGCCTTATTCTGAAAATCGGTGTTGGTTATGACACTATCGGAATATTCTTTAATCATTTGGATCCATGTTCGACCGCCATCCGCGGAACTCACCCCGTCGCTGAACGCCTCTTTTCTTCGCCAGAGGACATCGTTGGGCAAAAGATCCGACCCCTGAAACGCTTTACGAAGCAGATATTTCTCTATTTTTTCATCATCGAAACGCTTGAATCGCGGAGGAATACTCATCACATACTCCAGGAATTCCTTGTCCGCAAACGGCACACGTGCCTCCAATCCGGCGCCACTGACGCTTTTATCCGACCGAAGGAGGTCAAAGAAACGGACGTCCTGAATCATCCGCTCGTTTTCACGATGGAAATCCGTATCGCTTGGTGCCTTCAAAAACCCGCGATAAGACCCGAAGATTTCATCCGACATATCCCCGCAATAAATAACGACATCATCAGTCTGCTGTTGGATATACTTACTGATGAGGTAATTCCCAACAGACGCCCGAATTGTCGTAGTACAGTAACTCTCGGTTTGAAAAATCGTATCGTAAATCGCGCCCAGGAAATCGTTCTCTGTAAGACTAACCTCGTGATGACACGTCCCCAAATGTTCCGCCACTCGCCGCGCCCATATCAAATCCACCGACCCCTCCAATCCGATGCTATATGTATTCAGGACAGTATCGGGCGACGTCCTCTTCAATTCTCTCGCTACAATCGCGGTAACGAGTGAACTATCCAACCCGCCCGATAGAAGACACCCAACGGGCCTCTCGCTCATTAAACGTTTCACGACAGCCCGTGTAAATAATTCGTTAATCTTCGCGCATATCTCGCCTTCGCATTCGCCTTCGCACTCGCCTTCGCACTCGCGTATCGGGTAGGAATAACTCACGGACATCTCTTTTATTTGTGTTTCCAATAATGGGATATTATTGATACTGGTCGCGGTCGCGGACGAAATGTACGCATGGTCATAATAGGCACGAAATGTCGCAGACCCGCTCTCTCCGTAATACTCCATATAACAACCCGCGGGGAACTGGCAGACTGTTTCGCATAGCGCGTGGATGGATTTCATTTCACTGGCAACACACATGGCGTAATGGTCGGGACACAGCGAAACACACGCCAGGTCGGAATGCTCGCCTCCGAATGCGCCGTCGTGGCGCGATACCCCGATAAAGAGCGAGCGCACACCCACTGGATCTCTCGCAACATAAGTCGCGCCATTTTCATAATCGTGTAATACAAACCCAAAGACACCATCCAATCTGCGCAGAGTTTCATGAATTCCAATGGCACGGTAAAGATGAATAATGATTTCACAATCAGAACCGCTCTGATACTCGCTCTCTAAACCGAATTCCGCAATCAGACCCCTGAAGTTGTATATTTCGCCGTTACAAATCAAACGGCAATTTTTGATATAAAACGGTTGGTCGGATGCTGGGTCCATTCCATTGATGGAGAGGCGGTGAAACCCCCAGGCGCGAGTGTCGTCTTTCAGAAATACGGACTTGTCTGGCCCACGATGTGAAGACAATATAGAATTTTCCTGTAATGTTTTAAGCTGGGCTAATGCGATACGTGCGACGGTTTGAAAATAGAAGATACCGCACATACGGACGGACGGACGGACGGACGGACGGACGGACGGACGGACGGACGGACGGATGGATATATAATATCACCGATATGTGTTTATATGTATTTATTTTCACATTATTATTTATCCAAAGAAATACAAAAGCAAAGCAACGCAATGGAATTCCACGGCGTCGTAAATGGCGCATATTCCAACCATCACGACCGCCTTGGTGAAATAAACCAACGCATATCTGACAGAAATATCCCATCAGCCACACTTCGCCCCGCTTTCAATGTTCGCCCCCTTTCATCCAAATACGCGATGATGCCGATTATTGAATCTCGCCCGACTCCAACGGTAAGCATCCCGTCCTATCAGCAATACACCACCGAGTCTGTATTCAATCCAGGAACTGCGAAGGCACCATGGCGAGGGTGGGTCGACCGTGTCAATGTAGAATCATCCCTGCGAAACCAATTCTTCGCACTTCAGCGCAATGACGCCGCAGTATACGTGCCGAATTCGACCAGCGACCTCTACCAGGTTCAAATCGACGCTCGCGAAGTAGAGCAACCGAATCCGTATTTGTTTGATAATGGCGCCTCGAACTTCGCACCGATGAACCCCAACCCGAATGGTTTAGGCAAACTCACGTTTGAGAATTCTACGCGGTTTCAACTTCGCACTCTGGATTGTACCTACGACGGATTCTGTACCGGTGAAGGTGGACCCGTCATTGAACCTGCGACAAACTATATTCCGGAAGAACAACTTAAAAAGAAACAAAAAGAGAAAGACCAAAAAGTTCATCTCTCGAACATTTCGGAGGGATTTTCTGGGAGGTCTGGGACAGACCGACCGAAAGAGGCGATGACGGGAAAATTCCCCACCTATATCCCGCGCGCGACTGCTACGTCGAATGCGAAGGAGAAATTGACGATGCGGAATAACCGGACATAAATACAAATCAATGTAGTAGAACAATATATGCCGAATTATTGTTCTATACTAAGTTATAAAACTGCGTTGAAATGGCTGCTGAAGAATCACGACACGTCGACGACGGCGGCGGCGGCGGGCGCCGGGACGAATGGAGCGACTTCAATGAAATGACACTTACTGTGATGGCGAACCGTAATCGATATGATAGATATAAAAAATCAATGGCGAATACATCCGACGCACTCGCCGAGTTATTTTGTAAGGAAAAGACGTATTATAAAGACCGTATACTGGCAATGACGCGCGGCCTTTTTGATGAAGGATGCGAAAACGACGAAATCAACCGCGCGCATCAAGAATACCTGAAGTCGTGTATTGAGTATTTGAAGTGGAATGATATAACGGATATGGTGGAGGATGATACGCGGACGGAAGAATCCCGTGATGATGTCGCATGTGCGCGTCATGAATTATATCGGAAAATACAAGACACGACTGTGCCATCTGCGGCGCCCGCGCCCGTGCCAGTGCCAGCGCCCGTGCCAGTGCCAGTGCCAGTGCCAGTGCCAGTGCCAGTGTCGCCCCCTGCGTCCAATACTATTTTATCTTTCGCAAACAAAATGTGTATCCGAAAAAAAACAATGGACGATTTTATTGTATTGAAGCCCTCCATCGGAAACACCGACGAAGAAATTAAGGCGCGACTACCCAAAGTCCGGGATTATCACAATGTTATAATGAACCGAGCGAACCGTGGCGGCGACACGCACGATTACACTGATTGACCCAGAATCTGAAGAGCCGAATGGATTGTATCCTCCGTGTATTGATACATAGATTCCGACGGAAACCGCGAATCAGCCCAATATTCGCGGTATGGAATAAGAGGAAACGCGTTGAGCCCGTTCGTTGTTTCAGATGACGATTTGTCGTAAAGTATTTGTTCTATCTCATAATATGTAGTGTCATCGTTAGATACTGTAGATACTACACCAATGATTTGGTCTTGAATATAATAATTGTGACCGAAGGAGGGGACCAGCAGCGTCATGACGTATTCTGTAATCGTTTCGGTGGTATAAGACGCGAATTTTGTCTGGATTGTATTGACTGGGTCGACCGTCGTCGTCGCCGATGCGTCAAACCCACAGGAACCGCCGTGATAGGCGTGACCATTGGAAATGATGCTATAGATGTAATACATCCGAGTCGCTTTATTGTAAAGTATAAACGCGGACTTATGGTGAAGTGTTCTATCGTAATTATACACGACAATCTGATACATATACTGCGTGATGGGTCGCATAGGATTGATACACATGTGGTTTATCCTCGCGGTGGCGGTGGCGGCGGTGGCGGTGGCGGTGGCATCAGATTCAATAACATCGTCATAATCCGGCTTCGACATTTCGATGAGTGCCTCTGCTGCTGCTGCTGCTGCTGCTGCTTCGTCGCGACGACGAGAGATTCCTCCTGTGTATATTTTATATGTTCGGATACTAGCATCCCGAAAAGACGGTGTCTGAATTCTTAAACGACGTCGGTCGCGCGACTCTGCGGCAGCGGTGGAGGCGATGTCGGCGGCGGCTTCAATTCTAGAAGAACGAGAACGAGTGTTTACGACCATTACGCGATGAATACAGCGATGAATGTGGATACACTACATCAAATAAAATATAAACGGTTCAATTTTTTATGAGATAATAGTATATAGTATTCTATTCGTTCACACGTTATGAATGAAAAAGAATTCAAAGCGGTGAGTTGTGCGCCAAAAGACGAGACCGACCCCGACATCAATGAAACCAAGGATTTCTCCTGTTATTCATCGAAATCTCTCGACAAACTAAAACTACTCTGGAATAAACGCCACCCCGACCAGAAAATCCAGGACACAGACCCGCGCGCGATATGGACGGCTCTCAAAAACAATATGAGCCAGGTGTGTCAACAAGAGGCGTGTTGGCTGCGCCAGAATTTCGCATCCGCCGGAATGGACCGCGAGATGCTTCACTATACCTTCGCACCACAGGCTCCGAAGGAGTGGAAAAAGAATATCCACGAGTGGTTGTCCAGTATCGATATCGCGAATTCATTGAAGCAATATGAGCACGCCGTCCCGTCGTTTCTATTCATCGGCCCATCTCCCGTGGATTTTGACGAAGTCATTGAAGGCGGTGAATGTGTGTGGGAGGAACTGTGTAAATTTGATATTATGAAGCACGTGAAAAATGGAAAGCCGAAAATCGGTATTGTTTTTAATACAGACCCGCACGATAAACCAGGTGAACATTGGGTATCTATGTTTATTGATGTGCGCGCGCGGGTCATCTTCTTTTTTGATAGCACTGGCGACCCACCCCAGCGCAGGATACGCAAATTTATGAAGATGGTGCGTGAGCAGGGGGAGGCTAATGGAATTCCATTCAAGGAGTATATCAACGACATCCATCATCAGAAAAACGATTCGGAATGCGGTGTGTATTCCATTTTTATGTGTATTCATATGCTGCTGGGGAAAATGACCGTCCACGATTTTCTGGATAAGAAGAAGAAATTGACGGATAAGTATATGCAGCGGTTTAGACGGAAGTTCTTCAATGTGGATGAGAAGGTGCCGACGCCGAATGTGGAGTTCTAAGGGGGCGTTGGCCCGGGCGTTGGCCCGCCAGCCAGCCTTCCGACCTCCGGTCGG